AATGCTGCTTCGATGATAATATCATCCATTTTTCTGCCAAGTGCCCAAGCGGCGTTTTGTGCGTATGGAGATGCTGGGTCAATAAGAAGTCTTATTCTGTCAGTTCTGTCTATCATATCCGCCCAATCAAAATCTCTTAATGATACTTGTCTTCTATCATGTGGAGTTGAGATTAGAGGAGTGTCAGAATGTCTAGAAGTAACTTCTACTGCATCAACAGATCCAATACGATCGTAGTATTCAAACTCTGCTTTTTGTGATTCAACCCTTACAAAAGGTCTAAGTTTCGAACCTTTTTGTTGTAAAAGGTGCTCAACGTTAGCTCTGTACTGATTGACAAAAGCTGTAGTTATTTGAGTTGACATACGATTTTGCCTCCGTTAGTCATTGTTTTTATAGTTAATCGAAAACGCTACCCAAGTATAACCTTAGACATTTTCTCCCCTTGTTTACGTCTGTGGGTACTGTCGACGGGTGGACCTCGCGGCTACCCACCAGTCATCTACTATATAACTAGTAGACAAATTCGTACAATCTTTTTTTATGCTGGCTTAACCGGAGTTTCATCAGGGTATGCGAGTTTATATAAGCCGTCCATTTTAGCGACTGCTTCTCTATGCCCTACGTGGTCTCCAGATGTATACGCCGTCATAAAAGTCTGATCCCTATTATACCTAGCAATTTCTTGCTGTGCTTGTTGAGGGGTCATAACAAAAGATCTAGCTTGAGCAGCATCAGTTGCGCCCTCTGCTAAACCTTCTCCAATCTTAGCGAATAGTTTAACAAACATCGGATTATTTCCATTACCCGTACTTTGTAACCATTGTTTTAGACCGTCATCTCCATAGGAATCAACTGCTCTTTTAGCAAGATCGATTCTTTCATCATAAGCTTTACCGAACTCTTTTTTCAATCCTGTAACCCATTCAGCCGCTTTTTGGCCATCTGATTCACCTGATAGTTCAGCTTTCTTACCTATATATTCATGGTATCCATCATATATAGCTTTAGCTTGTGAAGGAGTTAAACCAGCTTTATATGATAAGTCTTTGAATTGTGTTTCAAATCCCTCGTCATATTCCATTCCTTCTGGAAGGGTTGGTCTCTCTCCAAATTGGTAACCTTCAGCTTTTTCAGGTCGTCCTAATTGACTATGAAATGCACTCATTTCTTCATCAGTAGCACCTTCTCCTGGTAAAGCTATTCTATTTTTACCTATTAGTTTTTGGCCATTTATATAACTTTTGGCCATGCTTCCAACATCTTTGATGTCGGCTAGCGAAGGGTCATTTCGTATATCTTCAGGAAGCCCAGATCTCCAATCTGCAGGTGCTTGTGCATCTGCCGCTGGAGCGTCCGAGCTACCCGTTAATACGGACCCAGTTTGTTCTTGATCACTCATTTATTGCCTCCTGGTTGATCATGTTTTTAAAGTCCTCAGGTTTCTTATTTAGAAACTTGAGTATTGACACAACGATACGTCTCATACCTTCTCTGTGAGCTGTTTCGTGCGAATCGTTTGGTACATGTGTAGTATCCAATACGAATCCTGTTTTACATAGATGATCTAATACTATTTCGCCATCTTTTGTATTAAACACTGCTTTATAGTGTTCGTGTAATTTCTCTAATCCCAGTTTATCTTTAGCCAACTTTCTGTGCCTCTCTTTGTGCTAGGTTAGCATCAGCAACATTTTTCCCTGCTTCACTTTCCATCTTAGCTTGCTCAGCCTCCATCATTTGTTGTTGTGCTTCTTGTCTAGCTTGTCTTTCCTGATCAACTTGTTCTTGTTCATTTAATATTTGAGGTGGAGCGTCTAATAAGTGGTGGAAGTATCTAAACGTTTCATCCACATTCATATTATCTAATAGCTCAGGTTTAACTTGTAATAATGGTGCCATGCTTTCAAATAATCTAGTAATAGTAAACATTTGATTAGATTTTTGAGCTTTAGCAATAGGTGATACATATTCTATCTTCATTTCCATACCTTCTAACTCATTAGGAGCTTGAGGAATTATTCCTCTTCTAGATAATATTTGGAATACTCTATCAATAAGTGGACCTAAAAATTCTACTTGTAATCTACCAACCATTGGACCCATAAGTCTCATTTTCTCTTCTTGTCTTGCTACAACTTCAGTAGCTGTCATATTAGGATTCTTTTGATTTTTAGATTCAGGTAATTGCATCCAATCAACGTGATATGATTGTAGTATATGCTCACGTCTATTCTGAATAATATCTAATCCTATATCTAATCTAGCATTAGTTTGTAATGGCTCAATTCTATCTTGTGTACCTGAACGATAGAAGTTTAATCCACCAGGAACAGTTCTTACAGGTAATATAAATCCATCGTCAGGCACAAGTAAGGGAGGGTCGGTAACTTTTTGCGCAGCTTTAATAACTGTCTTCATCATTTGATTTACCATTTTAATATCTGGTAAACAAGTCATTGATGGAGAACGACCATATATCTCACCAGCAACTTTTTGCCAACGAGGAACCATATATGGAAATTCATCAAAACCACCTTCTTCTAATAATGCTTTCTCTTCAACTAAAACATAACAAGACTTATAATTCTTCTCTGTTTTCTTTTTGATAGGCATACCATAAGTTTCAGATGGCTCAACTGCATGTATAACATCAAATTCTCTATAAGGGTCTTTTTGTGAAATCTTAACTACATTTTCTGGAACATTTTCTCCAAATCTTTCTATTAGTTGTCTACCTGTTCTTTTATATTTTCTATATAATGTATCAACAACACCTGCATCATTCTCTTGAATAAAACAATCAGCTAAGTGGTATGTTCTAAAAGATATAGGTGCTCCGGCTTTATCTTGAACCATCATCACACCTGTACCAAAGGAGCCCAAGTCTAAATAAAGTTCATGTGCTTGGGAATTGAAATTTGTTTCTGGAATATTAAAAACTCTATCATATAATATATTTGTAACTGTGTCTAACCATGTTTTAACAGGAAGTTCTCTATTTAATTGATCATCAAAAGTTTTTAATACAAACCATCTTTGAGAAGGGGAAGTTAGAAAGCTGTGAAGACCTGATGCTAAATTTTCATTAGCTAATGGAGCTGTTGTATCAAATATCTTTTCATATCTATTTGTATCACCTCTATAACGAAGTGTAGAAAAGTCTCCTCTATTAGGATTTACATATTCTGCACAATCCTGCCAAAGGTTTTCCCATGGAGTTCTAAATGATTTTAAAGACTCCTGCTTGGAAATAATTTTAGTTACTAAATCTCCGTCCATTAATTACTGTCCTAATAAAGTTTTCTTAGCAATAGCTGCTTCTTCTTCCACGCCTTGACCACCAGTTAATATAGTTTTTCTTCTACTATATCTCTGTCTTTCCTTAGTCCTCGCGTCAGTCCCCGCTTTTGGTTCCGGTGTAGGAGCCGGCGGTGGTGGCGGAGGAGGTGGTGGTGGACTAGGTCTTCTAAAAACGCCTCCCATTTACCCTCCTAATATTCCATAATCATTTTCAGCAAAAGTTGGGAGCTTTTGCTTGTTTATTGTTAAATCCCTTGTTCCCAATGCAAGGTACCTAAATGCGTCAGCAGCGTGACTTGTCCAGTCATGCAAAGGTTTATCACGATACACTTTACGCTTCTCGTCATAATCTTTTCTGTACTGCCGCAAAGCCTCAACTAGAGTTGTACACCTTTTTTCGTCAAAATAACACCTAGGAATTATACTTCTTGCAGCTTCTATCCCGTCCTCAATAAGTACGTGCGGACAAACATGGAACCGTAATCCGAGGTCCCTAGCTACTTCAAATCTTGACTTTCCAGTCCCCATTTCTCTAACTTTAATATCATGAGGAGCTATATGTTTTCCATATACATAATCCTTTTCTCTAATAACCTTAACATAATGGGGTATACCCTCTCCTTGGTTTTCATAATAATCTATGATTCTATATTCATTACCAAATTGCTGAAAGAATATAATAGCTGTTGAATCACCCATACCTAAATCCCACGCCGTATGGACTTCTAATCTAGGTTCATGAGGTACTTCTTTTATCCGTTCTTCAGCTAATGCTTTAGCCATTAAACTACCATAATAAGACCCAACTAATGGAGCATCAAAACTGCAAAAAAATTCTTGTTGTATTAATTCTTCAGGCATTCCTGCATTACGTTCATCTTCTATAGCTTCAGCAGGAACAGCACTTGTATCATCAACACTTAATCGTTGACAGAACCATTTGTCATTTCTAGAAGCCATATTAAATAAATCATATCCGTGATTTCTACCTCTTGCGGTATAAATAAAAACCGCCCATCCTCCATTCTCTGCCAAGATGGGACGAACGAGATCC